AATCGTTTGAAGAATTACTCTCTATGCCTGAAGAAATAATTTCAGAAGAGAGTATAGATGATATTGTCGAAAAGAAACCGGAATATCCAACTAGGTATCAAACACTCAAAGGTGCTGCTGAGAAAAAGGCAAAAAAGACGCTTGATTCTTTGCTTAAATTCTATTTAAGTGAGAAGATAATTGAGCAGCATGAGTATGTGCAAGCAAAGGCAGAAATGGATAAAGCTGCTCTAAGTACTTTAATTTATCAAATGCAAACTACTGAAAGAGCTATCACTACGCTATTAGATAATATTGATAATGGCGATATGGCCCCTAGGATGTTTGAAGTTTTAGGTAATTTACAGAAAACACTTTTAGATATTGTAAAGAGCCAGACCATGTATCTTATGGCATCTGAGGAAAGTCTTAAGAAAATTGCTAGAGATATTGACATTTATGCTCCTGAGTTGTCAAGAGGGCCTCAGCTTTCGAGTGGTTCAGGCGGCGGTGGAATTAAATCTAGAGGTACTAAAGACCTTATGAAAGCTTTACGGGCCATGGATACCGAAGTTGAAGATGAGGAAACTGATATTAGTGATCTCGATGACGAATTAAACGAAGATTAATGGCTGCTGAATATAAACCAAGTGAGGTTAGTCTAAAGGTTGAAGGTTCTTCTCCGCCGGATATGAATACGTGGAGTACTAAGAAAGTAGAACAACTTATTGCTTCATTAGAAGAGGGCTATAAACCTAAATTCGGAACGCCTTTCTACGAAAATAATCCTGAACTAAAGAAGGGAAACTTAGTTTGGGAATACACAGATCATGAGTTAATGGAGCTTAAAAAATGCTCTCAGGATATTTTGTATTTCGCTAATAATTATTGTACTGTAATGACCGATGAGGGATTGCAGACTATCGTTCTTAGAGATTACCAAGAAAATATGCTAAAGCATTTTCAACATAATCGATTCTCTATATGTCTTGCTTCTAGACAGATAGGTAAGACGATTAGTTCATCTATCTTCTTAGCATGGTATGTTACTTTTAACTTTGATAAAAATGCTCTAGTTCTTTCTAACAAAGGCGCGACAACTAGAGAGATTTTGGATAAAGCAAATATCATCATCGATCACTTACCTTGGTTTATGAAGCCAGGAATTATGAAAAACGATGTTTTTAACAGGAAGTTTGATAATGGTTGTAGAATAGTAGGACAGGCCACATCTAAGAAAGCGGCAATTGGTTTTACTATCCACTTGCTGTTTATGGACGAGTTTGCACACATACACCATTCATTCCTTGACACGTTCTATGAAAACGTTTATCCTACTATCTCATCTTCTAAAATATCTAGGGTAATTATTACATCTACCCCAAACGGTTTCAATAAATTTTATCAGATTTGGAAAGCTTCTACTGAAAAAAATAATGAGTATAGACCTTTTCGGGTAGATTGGTGGCAGGTTCCTGGCCGAGATGAAGAATGGATGCGCCGAGAAGTGAGAAATTTAGGTTCTGAAGAGGCTTTCAACAGACAATATGGTAATCAGTTTGTTGCTAGCTCTAATCTTCTACTGTCACCTCAGAATATAAAAAATATACAAAGCGGAAAGGCCGAATACGTGCACCATGACTTCTATGACTTAGATGACGTAGAAGTAGATTATAGAGGTTTAATATGGCATCCTGACTTTGATGTAGATTCTATTAAAGAGGAGGAAAAATACTACGTGTTTTCTATCGATATCGCCGAAGGAAATGGCGGCGACTACTCGGTCTGCAACATTTTTGAAGTTGATCTAATGGATAAAGATGACTTTTCAAAGATAACATCCCCTGGCAGTTTTATAGAATTTTACGGTTTAAATCAAGTGGCTTTATTTAGAAGCAACGAGCACAGCATAGAAGATTTCGCAAAAATAGTCTACACCTTAAATTACGATATATTTTATCCAGAGAACGTAAAATTAGTAGTAGAATGGAATATGTTTGGTTCAGAATTCATAAGAAGAATGCAGACTATTTTTCCACAGAGAAATGAGTTTGATGAAGAATCAATCGTTAAGTTCAAACACCGAAATGATGCTAAGATATCTAAGTTTGGATTAAAATTAAAAAGGGATAACAAAGCTATTTTTTGTCAAAACTTCAAGAAGTATCTTTCAATAAATAAAATTAAAATAACGGAAGTTGGTACCGTTTATGAAGCCTGCACATTTGGTAAAACTCCTTCTGGTAACTATGAAGGTCAAATGGGCAACGATGACTTGATCATGACTTGTATAAATGTGACAGAATTTTTTCATACTCTCGACTTTTCCGACTTCGTTGAAGAAAAATTTGATACCGTAGATGCTAGGACCCAGTCCGAAATAGAGGACATTTTAGATAAAGATTCTAAAGGCGGAAACCTCTACTTTGACATCTATGATCTAGTTTAATTTTCAATTCGAGGTGGATATATAAAAAAATAGAAAAAAAATAATCGCAAAAATGGCATTAGATCCTAAAATTGCAGCCTTTAAATCTGCTGGAGTATACCGACTTGAATTTGACAAAAGCCAAACTGTTACTATTCCTAGCGAGCAAATCAGACTAGTTATAGGTTTTTCTAAACAAGGTCCTTTCAACACACCCGTTTACTGCCCAGACGCAGGGTTTTTTACCTCTGTATTTGGAACTATCGATAAGACTTTAGAAAGAAAACAATCTTATTTTCAAAGAAGCGCATTAACCGCTTTGGAATCAGGTCCAATTCTTGCTCTAAATCTTCTTCGCTTGGATAATGATCCAACTACCGGAGATAAAGACGAATCATACTTATTCTCAACTAGTGCAACTGAAATCAATGAAGGTTTCCAGGACGAACTTTATTCAGGCTACTACAACACAGATGCTTTCTTCTTTCCAGATACTCAATCTTTTTTGAATAATATCAATTACACTAATAATGCGATTGATAAGCTTTTTAACGTAGTAAACTTAGGAAGAACTCCACTTACTGTCGTGGTTAGAAAAGCAGCAAGTGAAAACGTACCAGGTCTCAATATTACAGCAGAAGAATTCTACGGAACTTCAAATGTACCCGATTACCTGAACAAAGACAGCTTAATGTCAGACTTCATGATTGATGTATTTGTAATTCAAGGAGACTTTGGAGGAGATACAAACGCTGGATATCCTTACGAGAGATTCACTGCTGATCCTACTTACGCACCATACTTTGATAAGCAAAGCGGTTTAATTAGAAAGGTAAATCCTGCTGATACTACCGATACTCAATTCCAAGCATTCTTGAATTTACCTGAGGTAAATCTAGTTGCACTTTACACTGGATCTTTACTTCCTGATTTCATTGATTTGAATGGAAATAATCTCTTTATCCAAACTCTTATTAACCAAGATACTGCAGTAACAGGTCTTTTCTGTGCAGTAAATACTTCAGCCTTTGGTCTTGGAGAATTGGTTGACGGTGTAACTCCTGGCATCGATATGGTCGGCCACGAATTAGAAAGAGTAAGACCGACTACTGTTAACTTCCTTTCTTATAATGGAAATATTGTATCAGATCTTACTTACGGCGAAACTATACCGTTACATTCTACTGTTTCAATTTCTTCTGGCGTAACAGTCACCCAGCTTAGCACCGGCCAGATTGAATTTGTAGCTACAAAATCTACAAACCTGGCCGCATACAATGCTTTTGCTGCATTTACCGCTAACGTAGATAATCCTAGAACAGTTGGTACATATGTATATGCTACTGCAACAGGAGACGCATATTGGGCCCCAGTTCTTGAAGTAGCTACTACTACAAACACTGTTACTGTTATAGTCGATGGTACAGATATTGATGATACCTGGTTTGGAGCAACTTTAGAGTATTTGAATCCTGCTCAACTAGATTACTTTGTACAGAAGGACAATAACTCTGGAACTATTCTAGGTGGTATATCTTCAGATATTTATGCTGATGTAGTTGATGGAGTAGCTACAGACGGTGATATCGCTCAATTTGGTACTTCATTAGGCTCAGCAGACACTTTATACTTAGACTTTAATTTATCCGTTGATTCTGAAATTTATTCAAATGACGGATCTACCGATCTTGTTACCCCTATTAACAATGCTCTTTCTTATCCAGTTCCTATCGTTGCAATCAACGCATTCGATACTGTAGATTTTACAGGAGCTCCTGTATCTACCGATGCTGATTTCGGTATTAATGTTGGTGGTAAATTCTTCTTTGCCAGCAATGGTACTCAGCAGGCAGCTGGTACTTTGGATGTTCAATCACTGAAAGGATCTCTAAATAATTCAGTATCAGCGGCAGAATGGTTCGGAAAGCCTGGATCTATCCTTAAGCCTAACGAAGTTATTGTAGATGCTGCTAGCGCTGATTTATTTGTAACCGGATATTACTTAGTAAACAACCCGGGTAACACTGCAAACAATGTTCCTTCTAGACTGACTAGAATCAACGAAGTTATAGGATTAAACAATTACATCCCAGCCGGTTCTACTACCGCTGGAGATTATGTAAAAGTAGTTTGTCAGAGCACAATTTATCTTTACGGCATAGGTGCAAGTAAGAATATCGAAGTATATCAACCAATTACAAACTGGTTTGATTACTACAACGCATTTACTCTTCCTGGATTTGCACTTACTTCTTACAACATGCCAGATGGTACAAACGCTCAGCAAAATCTGATTTTAAATGATACACTGAATGGCACTAATTTGTACCAGGCTCTAATCGATAAAAACGCAATTTCTTTCAGATACATAGTTGACACGTTCGGAAATGGCATCGAGGCTAACTCAAAATCTATCTACGGCAAAATTGCTAAGAATAGACAAAATGCATTTGCCATTGTAAATGCCCCTTCTGTTCAAGACTTTAAAGAGAGTACTGATCCATCGTTTGTGAATTTACAAGGCCAATTTGAAACTAGATACATTCCAACCGGAGGTGATTTGAGTAAGAATCCAACTATAAGATACTCTTTACCTTCAATCACCGATGGTTCTAACTACATGGCATTCTACTCTCCTTACCTAACCGTAAGAGATAACGGAGCAAATGTAAACGTACCACCTGCCGCCGCTGTATCTAATGACTTTATTGCTAAGTATGTAGATGCTACGCCATGGGCAATCGTAGCGGGAGCTAGAAGAGGAGTCGTTTCAGGCAGAGGAATAGTTGGTTTGGAATATAACTACACCACTGCAGATAGAAACAATATCGAACCTTTCGGCTTAAACCCGATTATCTTCCAGAACGGTTCAGGAATCGTAATCTTTGGTAATAAAACGGCACAACAAAATGTTCAAAGCGCTCTTTCAAGCATTAACGTTAGAGAAGTAGTAATCTATATCCAAGATGGCATTGCCGCAATCTTGAAGAACTATCTCTTTGAATTTAATACTGCGCAAACTAGACTTGAGATTAAAACTCTTGCAGATAACTTCATGACAACAGTACAAGCTGAGAATGGTGTTTATGACTTTAGAAACATTATGGATGAAACTAACAACACTCCTGATGTTATAGATGCAAACGTAGGTATCCTTGATACTTATATCGAGCCAGTAAAAGGAATGGAGATCTTGGTTCATAGAACAACAATCCTCAGAACTGGAGCAATCTCAACCGGTCAATTCGTATAAAATATATAAAAAAAGAGTAAAAAATGCCACTACCACATTATACGCAATCTAAGGCGTCTTTGAATAAGTATGAACCTATTTACCCCAATTTATTTGAGGTAACTATTCTTACTCCTACAAATGCTGACTCAGGGTTAATCCTACAGCATGTTAATAAGATCGGAGGCCTAGACGGTATCAGACCTGAAGTCGCCGCGATCACTCAGAAATATAAATTTACTGATAGATCATATGCAGGTATGCCAGGACAAACATATGCCGATTTAACTCTTGAGTTTTCTGTTAACTTGAATGATGCAAACGAAGCATATATTTACAATACTATGAGAAACTGGTATAATCTTACCTATGATCCTTTAACAGGAGAAATGGGACTTAAAAGAGATTATGTAGGCTCTATGGTTGTAGTTCAATATAACCGTGTAGGGGATATCTTTAGAAGAATTACATTTAAGGATGTTTTCCCGATTAATCAATTGACATTTATCGATGAGCTTGACTATACGGTAAACGATGCAGGAGTGGTTAGTATCACTCTTAGATCAGACTACTGGGTTGAAGAAACAACCGGAGGAGCTTGATAAATTAATTTATGAAAAAAAGGAGCTACGGCTCCTTTTTTTATGCGGACAGGGATATATATTATGATACTCTTATATTATGGACAAAAAAGAGAATCTTACGGAAAAGCTACAGGTCTTACTTACTAAAGAAGATCAAAGAGCATTAAATATGATAATTGCTAGGAAATCTCTTGAGCAGGGAATCAGACCTGTTCCTTTATCATCTTATGTAAGAGAAATTATTAAAGAGCACATTTTAAAAAACACACCAGAGCAGAGAAGCTTTGCGGTGGAAGCAGCAAAAGAAATAATAAAAAAATTCAAACATGACTGAACAATTGAGTCACGAAGAAGCTCTTCAAAGAGAATTCGAAGAGAAAGAAGGTCTTACTACTTTAGGTAAGGTGCAAGTTAATGAAAACAAGTCTGAAGATCCTGAAATCGTAAGATTAAAGGAGATGACTGGCCACGTTGAACTCCTAAAAGACAACCTTCCATCTAGAGGTAGATTTTATAGAAAAGACATGAAAATCTTAATTAGAGCTGCCAAAGTATCTGAAGTTCGCGATTTCTCTACTATGGATGAAACTAATCTATTAGACGTAGATGATAAGCTTAACAAGATTTTAGTATCTTGCGTTAAAGTAGTTTTTGCTTCGGGAGCTGGATCCTATAAAGATATTTTAGAAGAGGATAGATTGTTTGTGATTTTATCAGTGAAAGAGCTTACTTTTAAAAACGGTGAAAATAAAATCATGATGGACATACCGAACAAATGTTCTCAGCCTGATTGCGAATTAACAGATAAGTATGAGTTTAAAACTGTCAATCTTCAGTATCATGATGATAATGAAACTATAGAAAAATACTATAACGAAGATCATAGATGTTATGTTGTAGAAACCAAATCTAGCGGAACGTTCTATATGGCACCTCCTACAATCGGAGTGATGCGCGTCATAACCGATTATATCAAAGAAAAAGAAATAGCTAAGCAAAAATGGGATAAATCTTTTGCGCAGACAATACCTTATTTGCACCGAGATTGGAGAAACTTTAATGATCACACGCTTAGACAAAAAGAAATAGAATTTAACGGTTGGTCTACGGTTAAGTACACAACAGTATTTAGATTAGCCGAAATGATAAAAGTAGGAGTAAAACCGGAATTTTCCGTAACATGCGGAAAATGTGGGCAGGAGGCCACCTTCCCGATCACATTTCCCGGTGGACTCAAATCTCTTTTCGTTATTCCAAATATCGCTGACGAGCTTCTTTAAGGCTAAAGTTGCTCTTTACTATCACCTAAGGATACAGCCCAGTGAGATAGAGAGTATGCCTTTTTATGAATTTGAAATTACGATTGAGGAATTAAACGAATTCTTAAAAGAGAAAAACGAATCAGAAAGAAAGGCTTACGAAAAGCAGAGCTCTGGGATGGGCGAAAAAATGGGAGGTGTTTCATCTCAGATGAGCAAGATGAAGCCCTCTTCATATAAGCTTCCCACCTTTAAGCCACCTAAGTTCTGATAAGATATATAAAAAAATAGATAGGTAAGTGGCATATAAGCAGGGTTTTGAGAGCCGTTCCGTTCAACTACAAGAAGGTCTTTTGTCCTCGATGGCGAAAATCGAGGCACTTGCTGCCCAGAACCAAAAATCTATTGAGGTTATTACGGGCGGTGTAATTCAGACTGTAAATACACTTGAAAAAATTCTACAAGAGAACGAGAAGCAAACTGCTGTTCTAAGAA